TCGTGCTCAAATTGCATTTAATGATAAAAAAGATAAACTTAATGCTCAAGCATTAGCACAAGGCAAAACAGATTATACATCTGTTCCACAATTAAAAGCAGAACTTGAAAACTATGCTTTAAATGTGTTGGCACCTCAAAGTCCAGAATGGTTTGATAGGCACAATAACCCTAAGTATTCAAACAATTCATATAACTATGCTAAAGGTCTTGAAACCATTGTAAACAATGTTGAGTTTATGGCCAAACATGGAGACACTAAAATGTGGCAAGATGTTAGCAATTTCATTTCTATGAGAAATCAATATGTGGATGCATATCAAGCATTAGGAGATAGAGACCCACGAAAGAGAATGTTAATTGCTGGATACCAACAATATCTAGTTCAAAATCTTTCTCAATGGGAACCTAATTTTCAAGAACTTATTAGAAGATATTTTATAAATGATAAAATGGATAAAACAATAGTAGGGATAAATTAATGGCAAAATTAACCGCTGAAGAAATTCAAGCCGCTGCTAATGCAGGCATTGATACCACTACTGAAGCATTCACAAAAGAATATACTGCTAAAGAAATAGAAGTATTTAGAACATTTCTTAAATCTAAAATAGATGCTGCTGCTAAAAATAAAGTAACAACTATGGCTGGATTTACTAATACTAATGAATCTACTACATATAAAGACGCATTAAAATTAACACCAGAGGCAGCAAAGACTTTACTTGCAACGGCTTCTAAAGATGCCCAATATACTGGAGCATTTACAGATGCAGATGTAAAAGACTTTGTTGCTAAGTTTCAAGCATCAGCAAATGCTCAAATGCAGATTGTTATTAAAGACGCTCAATCTAAAATGACTCCTGGGGCAACTCCAGCAGATTTGGCAAAAACAGTCAGCAGTTTAATGACTACAACTTATGCATCATTCTTTAAGCCAACTGACTTTGCTAAAGACTATGTATGGTCTAAGGTTAATTTTGCTGATGATAAGACACTTGCTGGAAAGAATCTTGCTACAATATCTCAGGTTCGTCAACTAGTTAAAGATTTTAATATTCTTGGAGTATCAGATGCTGAGATTGCAACAGCAGCAAAAGAAATTGCTAGGGGCAATAAATCACTTACTGATTACACAGCAGATTTACAAAAAATTGCTATTCAAGAACACCCTATGCTTGCTGATAGATTAAAAAAAGACCCAACATTAACGCTTAAAGGAATTGCTCAACCAGTAATTAATTTACTTGCTCAGACATGGGAAGTAGACCCAGCAACTATTGGATTGGATGACCCTATCGTATCTCAATATCTTCGCCCAGGCGGAGCAGATGGTAAAGGTGCAACTTTGAATTATGCTGATGTAAAACGTATGGCACTTGCTAGCCCTAAATATGAGTTAACAACTGCGGCCAATGAAAATGCTAGAGATGCTGCTGTTGGACTTGCTAGAGCAATGGGGGCTGGATTCTAATGGCAACTAAAATGTCTGCAGAGGAAAAAGCAGTAAGAGATGCTTTAGCAGTAGTTAATGCTGATACTGGCATTGCACAGGCACAAGCAGCAATTGCTGGTGTTTCAACTCCAGCACCTGTAACATCAACATCTACAACATCTACACCTAATGTTGCATATGACCCATTAACTGGAAAAGTAATATCTGGTCAAACTAGTATTAGTGATTATGTTAATAAATCAACAACAAGTACAAAAACACCAGAACAACTAGCAGCAGAAACAGCAGCAGCAAAAGCAGCGGCTGATGCAGCAGCAAAATCAGGTAATAAAGATACATCTTTAACTGACAGAACTCTTGCTTCAGATACATTTATGAATACATTTGCGTTAGTATTTGGAAAAGCCGAAGCATCTCAACCATATGTAAAACAACTTTATAGCATTGTATCTGGATTCTATAAGAGTGGTTCAAGCATTGATGAGTCTTTAAATTTAGCAATTCGTCAAGCAAGACAAGATAAAAGTATACCAGAATTTACAAAAAGATTTACAGGACTATTTGCTTTAGAAGATAAATTTAATGCTGGAATGGCAGTTGAAGTTCCAACTATTGCTCAATTTTTTGCCGCAGAGTCTAAAATGGGTGACATCTTAAATCAGGCTGGACTTGGTGATTTGGCTACTCAGGAATTTTTAGGTAATGTAATAGGTCAAGGAAAATCTGCCCTAACGGTTGCAAACTTAATAAGTGATGTTTTTAATACAATTGATACAGCACCTGCCGCTCTTAAAGCAGACCTTAATACTTATTTCCCAAGCGTAGATAGAACATCTCTTGCAAAGGCTCTTTTAACTGGCACTGCTGGTGCTCAAGAGTTAAGCAATAAAATTAAGGGTATATCTGTTCTTTCAGCCGCTGGTACACAAGGTGTGTCTGGGGTTGGTCTAGACTATGCACAAAACCTTGCTAACATGGGTATTGATTATCAACAAGCATTAACTGGATTCGGTCAAGTAAAAAATCTTGAAAGAGCAAATAATCTAGCACAGTTAAGTGGTGGACAATTTACCACTGCCCAGGCAGAAAAAGCAGTATTTGAAAAAAACATTGAAGAACAAAATAAACTTGAACAAATTAAATTACAAGAACAAGGAAGATTTCAAGGTTCTGCTGGAACAAGTAGAGGTTCTTTCTCAACTCAATATTTAAATAAATCATCTAGTTCAGGGCAATACTAAATAGAATCCTGTGTGGCCGACCAGCACACACAGCGTAAAAGACTGGTAGTAAGAGCCAGACCGATTCCCCAATTGGAACCTGAGGCTTGCGACTAAACAAACGAATAGAAGGGTGGGTTGCTATGAGCAACAACTACTGGGATGAAGACGAAGACGACCAAGATAACGGTCTTGAAACACAAATGGATGGAAGCGATTTACTTAAAAAATTGCGAAAAGCCAAACGTAATGACGAGAAACGTATTAAGGAACTCACTGAGCAACTTGAGGGATTATCCAAGTCGCAGCGTGAGCGTATAGTCAAAGATGTCCTAGACAAGAAGGGTGTCAATCCAAAGGCACAACGTTTAATCCTTAAAGACTTAGAAGACGTTAACGAAGAGTCAGTTAATAACTGGCTTGATGATAACGGCGATTTGTTTGGATTAACAAAAGAGCCTGAGGTAAACCAAGAACAAGAACTTAATCGAGCAGCCTTACGGCAGCAAGATGTAGTTACTCAGTTAGGCACGACCCCTGACAAAGCCCAAGACTTATTAGATAGAGTTATGAATGCGGCTAACGCAGAAGAACTTACTCAATTAATTCAAGGCAACTAACTATACATAGTAATTCTTAAATCACCTTGGAGGTGAAAAATGGCTAATGCCTATTCAAGTACAGGCTCAAGCACTCTCGGCGGAACCGCTGGGGCTGCTGGTTTAGTACAGACAGCGTATGACAGACTGTTAGAATTCGCGTTGCGTTCAGAACCCCTTATTCGTAGTGTCGCTGACAAGCGCCCTGCAAAGCAGGCAATTCCTGGCTCAACCGTAGTTCTACAATTATACGCAGATTTAGCAGCGCAGGCAACTGCGTTAACCGAAGCAACAGAGCGTGACTCTGTAGCATTAGGTACCCCAACATCAGTTACTATTACTCTTGCAGAGTATGGTAACTCAGTGCTTGTTACACGTGCTTTGGAACTCTTCAGCCTTGCTGATGTAGACCCAGCAATTGCTAACATCATTGCATTTAACCTTGCAGATTCCATTGACTCAGTCGCAATGACAGAGTTACGTGGCGGAACCAACGTAATTTACTCAGGTTCAACTGCAACATCTACTGCAACAATTACAGCAGCAGCAACTATTTCTTCAGCCAACATCCGTAAGGCTGTTGCTAAGTTACGTTCTGGTAAGTCTGTAGCCCGTAAGGGTTCACTATACTGGTGTGGAATCCACCCAGAAGTTTCACACGACCTTCGTGCTGAGACTGGTTCATCAGGATGGTTACTTCCTAACCAATACGGCTCTGCACAAGACCGTATTTGGGCAGGAGAAATCGGTACCTATGAAGGTGCTTATTTCGTAGAGTCTGCTCGTTTGTACAATGCTACAGACGGTGCATCATCTGCACGTAACTACCGTACAATTATTGCTGGTCAGCAAGCAATGGCAGAAGCCGTTGCTGAAGAGCCACACGTAGTTATCGGTCCAGTTATTGACCAACTTATGCGTTTCCGCCCAATGGGCTGGTACGGCGTTCTTGGCTTCAAGCGTTACCGCGAAGCAGCCTTGTATCGTATTGAGTCTGGTTCATCAATCGCATCTTAATTGATTGACGCTGTAGCAGGAGTAGAAATATTCCTGCTACGGAGTAAGTTCATTAAAGGAGAACAATGGCAACGTACACATTTCTTACCCCTACCCTTCAACAAGGGTTAATAGGTAATCACAGACTGTTCCAATTTTTTGCTCAAAGAACTAAAAGTTACACAGTTATTAATAATGCTGGTGTGTACTCATTAACTCAATACCCAGCACAAGATGATTTAGAAACATACACTGCCCATTATATGGGTGGTCTTATACATACTGGAATCAGCGATGCTATTAGAACAGCAATGATAGCAGCAAATATAGGGATAACGGCAAGTAACTTCACAACAGAGTAGGGACATATGAAACATTGGGAGCATCACCCTGAACCAATTGAGGGTTGCTTTGGTTGTAAAGGGTTAGGACTTCAGATGAACTCTGGAGATGCTGCCCGTGATATACCAGATAAGAAATGGAATTCTGAACTACAGGCATATCGTGATGCTAGGTCACAAGGAATACAACCTGCTGGTACCAGAATGAAAGATATAGTA